CGAGCGTTGCGTCGTCTGGCGAGCGCCCTCGTATCGTGCCTTCGGGGACACGACAAATCGGACAGCGGCACCGATGCGTTGGGAGAGTGTCATCGGAGCAGTTGCGAGTAATCCGACCGGAATGATTTCACCGCCTTGAGATTGGCGAGCATGAACGTGTAGCGGTTCGCGTCCGTCGCGTTCCCTGCGGCCACTGCGGCATCGTAGAGATTCACAAGCCGGTCCAGCATCTCAACCAGCTCGGTCGGTGTGACGCCTTCGTTGGCGTTGACTTGGAACGTGACCGACCTGCCGTTGCCGCTGGTGGATTGGAGGACTTTTCCGGAAGAGACCGACGCAACTGCGGCCGCGTTCAACGCCGAGAGCTTTGCAAGCAGGGTCTGGTTCGCGGCTTGGGCTTCCGCCCACAGGTTGCGAAGGTACGACCGAATGAATGGCGTCGAAGCGGCCACGTCCCACCGTCGACGCAAAACCAAACAAAAAACGAGACAGGTTTTTGTCCCCCTTTGATCGCAGACTAGGGGCGCTGCCGTCTGCGGGGATGCGGGTTCGCGAGGAGCCACGCAAGAGCGTCTTCTATCCGAGCCCGGTTCCCCGGCATGACAAAGCCTCGTGCCCTCATGGCGTAGACGTACCCCGGGGCTCGTTTCAGTGCGCTGGCGATTTCCTTAACGGTGAGCAGTTCCGTCGGCATTGGTGCTGATTTTCAATCGTGCATGGAAGATGGCAGCCGCAATCTGCATGACCTCACAGTCGGCCATATGGTTCGGCCAGTTGCGGGATCTCGGGAGCCACGTCCACGTCGTGCGGCCCGTTGACGTCGAGAGCCGGGCGACCTTGTGTTCGCAGTCTAGGTGCCGCCAATAGTCGGATTTCGAGACCGTATCGGAGACCTCCCACCGGGTCGGTGTCTGCCCGCGGCGCAGGCGGTCGAGGATGTCCTTCGAGGGATCGGTGGCGAACTCCAGCAGCTTCAGCTCGAGCCTGCCCTGTCCTCCGCGGTTGTCGCCCACCCGTGGGTCAATGCCGCGCAGGAAGAAGGGTTCGTCGACTCCTGTCTTCGGGTTTCGCCAGCCCCTGCGCTGCATTCCCTTCGCGGGCATCCAGCCGACCCAAAGCGGGATTCGCCCGGACCGCTGGTGGAAGCGCCCGAAACGAAGGCATTCGCTGTAAACGGCAGGAGCGTCGTAGCCGGAGTCGATGACGACATGAACGTCTTGGACGCCGTGCTCCATCTGTTTGTCCCTGACGTCCTGCCATGTGTCCAAAGAGCCAGCATCAATCGCTCTTGAGGAGCCGTCCTCGTTCCAAGCCCTTACCACGAACCAGAAAAACGGCGCGTTTGCTTGGCAGTCTACGGTTAGAAACTTGACCGCTTTTTCTGACAAGCCCTCAGCACCGGCGACGATGATCTCCTCGCGTTGCCGCGGAGCGGATTGATTCTCCCACGGCTCGGCCAGATAGCCGTTGATGAATCCTTGAAGGCCTAGCAGCGAGTCCTGCGCTTCAAGGAATGAGACCGCCATGTGGCCCCAAGTGCATTTGCGATCTGGGCTGTACAGGCTGGAAAGATGGTACGACCTGACCCCGGGCAGCGCTCCCTTGTTCTCTGCAACCCATTTGCCGGCTCGCAGCGCCGCGACCTTTTGAGCGTCTGAGATTGGAGACTTGCAAAGCTGACACTCGTAGTGCGCCGAAGCTCGGACCTTTCCGAAGTCCCATTTGCCGTCCGGCATTTTGGCGGTCTCGTCCCATTTCACCTGACGCCATTCGAGCCGGATCGACTCCTTGCAGTTTGGGCACGGGAGGTAAAAGCGGCGTTGATCCCCACGGAGGTAGCGCTGCCAGATTCGGCCCTCGGTTGTCGTCGGGGTCGACGTCAGGAATGCCTTGGATGACGAGAACGCCTTGAGGCGCTGCTCTGCGAGATCGAGGGCGTCGGCCTCCTTCTCGGTAGCGGCGGCGAACTTGTCGACCTCGTCAGCGATCAGGATCCGGACAGGTCTGGATGCCAGATTCGCCGGGGAGTTCGATCCAACAAAGGTGAGCGTGGACCTGTCGAAATGTTGCTCCAGATTCGTCAGCTTGTCCCGATCTGTCGGGAATCTCGACACGAGCGCAGGGCAGTCCTCGAGCATCGGGAGCCAGCGGGACTTCGAGAATGACCGCGCCAGATTTTCCGTGGGCATCAGCCACAGCGCAGGACAAGGCTCATTCTCGATGAGCCACGCGAGACCGGCCATCAGAGTCGTCGTCTTTGCCGTCTGGCTTCCCCAACAAAGCGTCATCTCGGAGACACTGGAGTCTTTCCAGCACTCCATCGGCTCACGCGTGTATGGGCGAATGCTGGTCGTGAACGGACCCGGGTGCTCGGTCTGCCGCTGCGTGAGCTTAAGGTTCGCCTCGGCCCACTCGACGACGGTTTGCCGAGGTGTCGGCTTGTACACCTGATGCCGGAACGAAAGGAGATCGAGCTGCAAGTCGTCGATCGTCATTTTTTAAGAGATTGTGGAAGTATCAAAGGAACTGTGTGCCTCCAAGAAATTTTGTGATGAATTCTTGCATTTGCCGTGTTCATTACTCCAATTTTTACTGAAGAAGGGTGAAACATTATGCTGTAAAACGATTTTACATACGTTCCGCTGTCCAAATACAAATCAGTCATTCCACCCTTGTTTTTTTGAGTCTGCTTTTGCTGTAAGCAAACATCTGGAATTGTTAAAAACAGATCCCCTCTTGATCCGAGTGTTGTGTATGTGTTTACATCCTCATTGATTCTCCCCGAGAACTTGAACGGTCTTTTAGTCGAACAGATGAACGAGTTCATGCACTTTCTAAAATTTGGATCGTTTGCCATTTTTCCACTTGATCCACCAATGTAGTCTCCGGTTTGAGACATTGCTATTGAAAGCGCAGGCGTTTTTTTGTAAAAACTTAACATCTCCAAAAGTACAGCATCCAAATCCCAAATTGCCCTTTCTTTGTACTTTTGATCTCCATCTCTTTTGTGAACAAATCTTGTGTAATCATCGTCGAGCTGAATGAAGTATTCTATTCCTAGTTTTTTTGCTATTTCAAAACTTGCATTTCTTGCATAGATTATCGCCCTTCTATCATTAAAATTGTCCGCCTCATCAATTGATTCTGCCATCTTTTTTTTATCAAAAACATTCACCATGTCTCCAAATTTGGAAACGTACTGGTCAACTGCTTTATCCTCATTGTCGACCACTAAAACAACACGCCCTGTGTATCCGTGTTTCTTTAATGACGACAAAGTGTAGACCCTGTCCGGTCTTCCGTGAGTCAGAATAAAAGCAGCAAAATTTTCTCCGTTCATATTTTTTGCATTTCATTCATTTCCTCGGTTACATTGTAAATCTCTGACAGTTTTTTTGATAATTCAACAAATCCAGCCTCAACGGCTTTGTCGAAATCAATAATAACAAGGCCCGACTTTTCGATTAAATCTTGGATTTCTTTTGGAGAATGACTGTAGTATTCGGCTATCAAATGATAGTCGAAAACCAAATGCCTATTTGCTGCTTTTATTAGAAACTGTTTAACATCTTCTGGAACTTTGGAGTTTTTTATTTCATCGCATAGTGTTGTGAATTTTGAAGAATCAACAAGATCTGTGATCTTTGGCTTTTCTCCCTTTGGAGTGTAAATCGGAGTCTGTATTTTTGCCGTGTAATCACTTTCTGCTTCTTCTATGATTTCATTTATTTCTGCATCAGAAAACCCTAGAAGTCCCATTTCAAAGCCTTCCTCCTTTAGCACATCAAGCTCCGCTTTTAGCATTGCGTCATCCCAGCCCGCATTGAGTGCCAGCTTGTTATCAGCGATGACATACGCTCTCGCCTGCGTCGGCGTAAGGTGCCCGAGCCGGATGCACGGGACGGAATCCATCTTGAGTTTTCGAGCTGCCAAGACCCGCCCGTGCCCAGCGACGATCATCCCGTTCGCGTCAATCAAGACCGGGTTTGTCCACCCGAACTCGACCATCGATGCCGCAATTTGTGCGACCTGTTCCGGGGAATGTGTCCGGCTGTTTTTGGCGTATGGCAGCAGGTCGTCGACTGCGATTTGCTCAATTTTGTCGGGTTTCTTCATTTCCAAGGATCGGTTTGTGAAAGTGTTGCAAGGCAGACCTCTTGCACCCACCGCTCGAGTTCGCGCTCGGCGTGTTCCGGGTCGTGCGGTGCGATTCGTCCAGATAGTTGTTTAGGCATTGCCCTAAGCAGGGTCGCGACGGCCCCGTCGTGCTCCATCATAATCTTCCGAACCCAGTCCCCAGAAACGAGCGTTCGTTCGCGTTCGGCGAGATCAAGGACCTCCTGTCGGGCGATCGTCAGGTTGCGAGCGGCTTGGGCGTGGATCGACACCAGCCGACCGGCGTCAGGTTGGGAGTTTTTGAGGGCTCGGGCTGCAAGCGCGTAGGCTGCCCTTTCGATCTGCTTTTGGCGGGCGTATGCGCCTTGCGGGGTGTCCTCGGCAACGGGCGCAGGATCCGGGGCTGTGGCCTCCGGGGGGCGGTATGGCCCGGGTTCAGCAACCTGCTGATTTTGCAATGCCCGCTTGCGCGCCCCCATGCCTCTCCACTGGTCCGCAGCCTCGCGGGACGTGAGCGGCATCCCGGCCTTTACAAGCTGCGAAACGCGGCCCCGGGTCAGGTTTGCGGCCTTGGCGTATTCGGTCTGGGTCATCGGACGGATGAAGGCAGGCGGTGCTCCGGCATCTTGGCGAGTTCGGTGAGGCCTCGGGTCACAATGGCCCTCCGCGGGTCGTTAGCGTTCGGGATGAACTGGGCGGCAAGCTGCTCGGGTGTCGACGAACCACACCGGGCCTGAGCAATGACCCACCGCAGAAGCGTCTGCGGCAGGGTTTGGATGGCGTACTCAACGTCCTTCATTTCCTCGATTTGTTTAAGGTTTTCGCACTTTTTTACGCTCAGGGGCTCTCAAGTCCTCATTCGGCCCCTCCGAGGAGAACCGACGGGGGTAGGGTTCCCCCCTAGGGGGCGGTCCCCCTTGGTTCGTTTGGCGGATGATTTCGCGCAATCGCGAGTTGTCCCGAGAGAGCGCGTCAATGTTCCTGAGCAGCTCGTCATGCCGCTCGAGGAGCCGGTCAATCAGTTGTTTGTCTGGGTCGTTCATGTCTGATCCACCGCGCTTCGGCTTCTAGGTTGCCGACCTTGATCCTCAGCACCTTGGCATCCTTCGGCACAATCGGGATCGTGTAGAGCGGGCTCAGGTCCGTGGGCTCTGACCCGTCCAGTGTCCAGCGTATCGGTTCCCCGGATCTCCATGGCCTCAGCTCGACCGTCTGGTAAGGCCAAGGCTTGATCGATCCAGTGACCTCCTGCCCGTCCTCGTACACGCGCACCAAAGGCACCACGGCGACGTTTGCCGTGCGCGTCGGCACCTTATTCGTTCCTCGTGTCAAAAGCGCATGGTAGGCCCCTGCGTCGCCTTCCAGAGGGTACGCGATCGACAGGCTTCGGTTGGTCGCTCCGGGCAATGGCTCGCCGTCCTTGTACCACTGAACAGAGGCCCGCCGAGAGGACGAGACCGACAGCGTATGGGCATGACCCTCCAGCACGACAGCATCACGCGGCTGCTGTGTGATGTGGACAGGTGATGACCCGAGGCCGCTCATTGCCAGCGATCGAGTTCTTCTGCCTCTTGCCAGCACTCGTCGACCAAGCCTCTGCACCACTCGAGCGCGTCGTCTGCGCTCGCAAGCTGGTGCCCGTGCTTCAGCTTCTGCCTGATCTGCTCGTAGATCTCGGACAGAGCGCACTTGTACCCCATGCCGTTCTGCGCTGCCCGATGTTCGACGAGTTCTTCGGGGAGGGTGAATTCGAGCGTGGCCTTCATTCGTGGTCAGGTGTATGCCCAGCGCTGTGACGAATGGCAATGACATCCCCGGTCGCGTCCGAGTTGTGGAGCGAAAGCTCGGTCGGGAGCGAGCCCTTGGGCAGGCCTTCCATGGGATCAACGTCATTGAGATCGACCCAAGGCAATGCGAGCGCGAGCGACTCGACACCGTTGTTCATGAGCTGCTCCACCTCCTCGAGCCGGAATGGACAGAAGAAAGAGTTGAAGCGTCCGCGGGATGGTTGTCTGGGATTCTGTGGCGACAAGGCTATCGCAGGATCAGGGATCGGTGATGCACTCATGTGTTGGCCTCCTTGGATTTCATTGTTCGATGCGGTTTTACCGTGCGGTGAAACGATGGGTTTGAGTGAAGGACCATTTTCTTGGCGTCACGAAATAGGTCATGGCTTAGCCTCTTTGGCTTTGTTCCATGCCTCGCAAGCCATGCGACACGCTCGACACGGCCCGTCCTGACCGCAGCCGCATCCGATGTTGTGGTCAACAATCGCATCCCCAGCCTCCTCAAGGCGCTTGATGCGCTGAAGCAATGCTTCTTTAGGCAGATCGTCGCGTGTGAACTTCGGATTCGTCAGTTGCTCAACGAACTCCTCCAGCCGCTTGATTCGCTCTTGTAGCTCTCGGATCAGATTGGCCTGCGGATTTGTCAGCCACTGCCCCTTGTCACTCATGGCTTTGAGATCTTTGGGTGTAATTCCATACCAATACACGAGTGTGTCGCTGCTCATGGCTTGGAATGATTCAGGGCTTCAAATGCGATTGTGGCTTCAGCGGAACGCGGTTCATCGTTTTTTGGATAGGCAATCCGTCTGAGGGCATCCTCAAGTCGAGTGATTCGTTTCTTCAGCCAATCCTTGTGTTCTTGCAGTGTTTTGAATCCCTCATCACAGAGACTCCTAGAGTCAATGAGTTCACGCTTGAGATAGTTCATGCGCTCGCGCAAGTGTTCGTTGAGTTCAGACGACTCTCTCAGGTCCATCTCTAAGAGCATAATCTTGTCGATCAGCATCTGCTCTGCGGTCTTCTGAGGTGGTGGTGTGTTGCGCATAGATTCAATGAACCGTTCTCTCATTTTATCAACTTTGTTTGCGTCTAGTTCTGATGTTGTATTCATTTGATTGACTGATTGTTATTCTGACTTCCGCTTGGCTGAAGTATGATATGTTATCGATATTTCAGCCCAAGATTGGAATCCGCCGCCACAACGATCACATTCTCTATACTGTGGAGTTTCATCAGCATCACCATCACACGGCTTAGCCTGAAAGCTCCACCCACAATGCGGACAAATGATATAGAAATCATCTGCCTGATCTCCTGCTTCATGAGATTCTATGTCATAATCGATGCTCATGGCTTTGACTCCTCCACTCCGCACGGTAGCCACGTCTTTCCGCCGTCTAGGCTGTGTTCGCGTTCATCTAGCCACAAAACCCTATCAGCCTCGCAACTCACCCATGCGATTAGCGATCGATCCCACGTTCTGCCCTTCGGACGAAACCAAGCACCCAGCGGCACCTCATCCGCAGTCCACGGACGCAGCTTGGGCTCTGGCTTGATGCGGTACTGAAACGTGTCCCAGTCCCAAGAAAATGTGATTCCTATGCAATCTCGCTCAACTTCGGACCACTCATTCTGGTCCCTACGCCGCCATTGAATTGTCTTTCCATTAGCCCATCCGATCATTACGGATCCAGCTTCTATTGATTCTTCTTTGGTCATAGTGTGTTGTGTTTAGTGTTGTTCTCTAAATGCTGTTCATTTGCATTCATTCAGTTCTTCAATCTTTTGTTCCAGTTGCCTGACGTACCTTTCCAAAGCGTTATGCGCTCTTCTCAATTCCAGTAGATACGGAATGATTGCCCACATAGAAACCATCGTTGCAACGTATCCAAGCACGGCCATGAATTCTGCTCTCACGGCTTGGCCTCCTTGGCTGCGTTCCAATCGTTTCGAACCGTGACCGGCGTGTTTCTGTCCACCCATTTTGCTAGTTCGTCACCGGCCTGTCTAAGCCGCTGGATCCTGTCCCACCGCACCTCGGCTTGGATCTTAATGCTGTGGTTCTGGAGACGCATGTCCTCGTTGTCGATCGCCAGCAATTCGAGCCGGTCTGCGGCTTCGGCGATGAATTGCTTGTCATCACTCAGAAGGCAATCCCCGACGCAGATTTCTCTGAGCCTTTCGCAAAGCTCGGCCACCGGTGTGTTTATGTCGATTTTCATTCGCTCAAGATTCCTCGGACAAATCCCGCGGTCTTTTTGTCCGCGCTTTGATCCAGCAGTTTGATGACATCTCTGATCTTGTTCTTCAGCTTTGCGATCGTTTGATCTTTCCGCCAAGCCTTGACCTCTGCGACTTCCGCAACATCCACAAGTTGTGCGATTCGATTCATCATCGCTGCCCCATCTTTTGCGGTTCCGTTTTCAAGTTCCTTGCTGATCGTGTTGAGTTTTTTCTCAGCTTCTTCTTTTGCTTTTATTGCTTTTTGGATTCGTTCTTCACTGGAAAAAATCATGTCGAAAACTTCTTCGACCATCTCTTCGTGGTCTTCACCTTTGGAAAGGGGGAGATTCCCCGGGTGTTCAACCATGTGTCGCAACTCTTCTCTGAGTAATTCGATTCGAGTAAATGGTGTGTTCGTGTCGATTTTCATGTTGTGATGTGTGGGTTTTCAGCGTGGAGACGTTTGTGACAAGAGCGGCATAGAAAAACAACGTCGAGCCATCTGTCCGGCGAGTAGCTCTCGTGGTGCGCTTCGACACGGCCGGGTTGATTGCATTTTGAGCAGCATAATGGTCTTTCGATTGTCCCATTTTTGATCGCACGCGAAATAGCTGAATGAGCTTTCTTTCGATTCGGGTCTCTTTTAAGCCAATCACGGCTCTTTTGATACACTGCCAATTTGTTTTTTCTTACATAGTTTATGGAATATTCTCTTTTTCTTTTTAGGTTTTCCAAATTCCATTTACGGACCTTTTCACGGTCGCAAATTTTGCAATAAGAATAACGTCCGTCCTTTCCTCTTTTTGCTAATGAAAAACAAACAATGTCTTTTTCTATTTTGCATATGCGGCAGATTTTCTTCTGTCCGACAACAAGATTCGCTTCGTGTGTAATCATATTCTGTCTGTGTTTGCCGCCCCGGACCGAGCCCAACCATAAGCTCGACCCGGGGCAGCGCCTCCACTCGGAGGGTTCCGGCCTTAACCGTCCGGCACTCGCCGGTAGAAGGGTCAGGCCGAAAGGGGTTCAGAACGGAACTCCGTCCTCCTGTTCCTGTGGCTTCTGGATCGTCCGGACCTGCACTTGCGGCTTAGGCTGCCCGCCTTGTTGCACACGTCGCCACGAGCCGATGATCGGCCCCTTTTCGCCGCGGGCGCGAGCCTCCTTAGAGACGGACTGGGCCACGAAGCCGTCCTGACCGTATTGGTCGGGTTGCCCGTCCTTGTTCTCGATCAGGATGGCATCGAGGTATTTGCCCGACTTGCCTTCGTACAGGTGCGTCTTGTCGATCTTGGATGCGTTGATTTTGATGCTTATCATATGTTCTGCGTGTTCTGCGTTTTTATCTCCTCGACTGCCAATCAGCCACGATGAGCCCGCCGGTTTGATTCATTCGGGAGGCTATCGAAAGCCCTACACATTCGAGGAAAGCTGGTTTTTCGAGGTTGGCGATCAGGATGGTGTCCGTCATGTCGCCGTAGCGGTGATCCACGATCGAGAAGAGCAGGTTGTTTTCCCAGTCTGTCTCGCCCCGTTTCCCGACCTCATCGATCACCAAGAGCTTCGGCTTGCGAAGATCTTCGATGACAGACATCTCGGTCTCGTCTCCATCCTTGCGAAACGAAGCCTTGAGCCGGGTAAAGATCGACATGGCTGTCTCGTATCGTGCCGACAGGAGGCGCTGCGTGGCCTTCCTCATCGCTTCGACTGCAAGCTGGGTCTTCCCATTGCCTCGAGTGCCTACGATTCCGAAGAGGGCTCCTGTGCCGATCTTCTCGGCAATGGCGGCGCTCTTAGCTCCCCAGACGCCTTCGTCTTCAATCTTTGCGGTCGCATGACGCTTCGGGACATTCCACGAGTGCCTCAAGTCCTCGATCTTTTGACACATGTCCTCGTCTGATTTTGAGCGCAGCCGGACCTCGTATTCCTCGTCCGACACGGGCTTGACCGCTTGCACGAATGAAGCCATTCGCCTTTCTAGCTCGGCATCTAGGTCGATGTTCATATTTCGCGCACCTCAAATGATTCGACGATTTCCTTTCGCTCACCCTTGGGCAGCGAGAGCTGTCTGTGAGAGGAAGAGAATTCTTTCCAGCGGCTCTTCCAGTTCGCCAGAGCGTGAGCCCACGACTTCATCGGGTTCCTGCCGACACGCCATCCGTTGGCTTCGTAGTATGCGAAGAACTGATCGGCCTGATCTTCTGGAAGATCGATCTTGGATGACTCCAGCTTGACCTCCTCGATGCTCGGCTTCTCAAAGCGCACGCGAGGCGCGACAGCGCCGGTCCGTTCCTCTCCTTTCCCTTCATTCCCTTCCTTTCCCTTCCCTTCCTTACGGCACGCGTGGTCCTCGCGTGTCTCACGCGTGGGGATCGCGTGGTTCACGCGTTGAAAATCATCGGAATCGCCAATGATTTCAGAGTTTTCAGCAGACGGGTCGGGGAGCTGGGATGCTCCTTCCTTGTTGTTGATGACTTGATGCCTAGTGAAGGATGGAATGACACCAAAAACACCCGTGCCGCACGCGTACTTCGGGAGAAAACCACGCGTGGTCAACGCGTGGAGCACGCGTGAAAACTCCACGTTGTCGTATGGCAGAATCTGGATGCCGAGCCGCCTCGGCTCCCACTTGAATCTGCCCTCCCTGTCAGCAGCGCACCAAAGACCGGCAAATGAGATTCGGATCGGGAGGCCGGTCTCCTTCTCTAATTCATAGAGTCCTTCGTGATGGAAGAACTCGGGCTTGATCGTTCGGATCCTCATGATTGCAAGCAAACGATCCAGTCCAACCAGCACCGGGTAGAGTAGGCACAAAGCGGAAGCGGGGGACGCTTCTTGAAGCCTGCCGGTGCTAGCTGGACTGGATGGTCTGTTGGGGTCATGACTTTGTTCGGGACTCTACTCCCGTGTCCTCATAGCGAGGACGGTGCAAGCCTATTGCTCGCCTGAGATATGGCAATGGCTCAATTTACAAGCTCGAATTTTGCGTTAAACTCGGCGGCTTTGCGAACGTAGTGGCGGTCCTTGCGTCGATAGATCACGACCTTTTCCTTGATCTCTCCGAGGCGGAACTCGGCATCGAAGAGCAGTTCAACGGTTGTGGTGGGCTTGGTTTTGTTGCGGTACAAGATAGGCTTCATTGGGTTTCTGTTGTCCGTGTTCTGCGAAGGCAAGGTATGCCCGGCAGTCGAGGAAATTGTCGGCGTGGAAGACTCGGGCGCTTCTGTGGATCTTGAACGAGGCGAGCATCATCTCAACGAGCCACGACGGCAACGGGTGATCGAGGCGGATCCCGTAGTGCTGCTGGATGAGGCCTGTCCAAGCGAGGCCGATGTTCTCGTGGCTTAGGTGCGGCTCGCCGTATACCTTGCCGCGCTCGGTCATCACCGATGAAATGTCGTGATTCATTGAAACAAAAAGTGGTCAGTTTTTCTTTCGATAGAAT